ATCGGTTGCCATTGTGTCATGGCTTCCAGTTCTGCTATGCGGGCTTCAAGTTTAGAAAATTCTTCCGCTAACTCATTCGCGAGTTTATGGTCTTTTGGGGTTCTATACCAAAGTAAATTCACAACCTTTTTTAGTGCGCTCATTTCTGCTCCTCGTTCGCGGACGTAAAGTCAGCGTAATTGAATCCGCGGGTCGCAGTCGCCGGAATCGAATTGCTTTCGGCGGTGTACACCGGCCCTGTGCTTAGTTCGCTAAACACACGGCCTGCTTGCGCAGCAAGTCGATTCTGCCAGACTCGAATGAAATCCAAGGCGTCCTGTGAAAGTTCATCTTTTTTTGATCCGAAAAATACCCCCGTACTGTTGATGGCTGCTGCGACGTCTTCGGGCATCTCGTGGGGGAAGTCCAATACGCTCATTAGGTCGTGCATAGTATCGGAGTTTACTTGCATCTCTGTCCAGTGGATTATAGCAGCTTGCATAGATTGGATGCCGCCGAACATATGGGAGCGTGGTCCGTAGACCGCGAGCCTAAAGAACTCGGTGGCGTCGATAAGGCACGCTATAGCATCCTTAGCTGAAGGGTTGTTATAGGAGTTAAAGTCGAACCAGCCTTCGGGCATGGGATTAAGCAGTCCATCGAAATCAACGACAAGTAGTGGGCGGTCATCCATTGAAGATCTCCCTTAGTAGTACATACATTTGATATGATGTCCCGATCACTATGCCACTAGTGAAGGCCATTACGACAACTGCGATCTCAAGTAGTTGATGGATTGTCATAGTAGCCTCGGCCGACGAAGCGGAATACCTTGTTGATGAAGTGCGTCATGTAGAGTCGGTTGGGAGATTCCTGTTTCCATCTTAATACTCCAGATAGGAACTCCTGCTATATAAAGCTCTATTGCACGTTGCTTACGTTCGTTAGCTACGTATTGCGTCTTTATGGTACGAGGTTCGATTCCAGCCTTACGCATAATGCTGTACAGGGTGTTATACGAGATATTGTGTTTGGAAAGAATATCAGCTGTTGGGACGCCTTGTGTATACATTTGAAGAACATCGACTGTATCAACCTCGTGGGCTTTGCGGTTGGTATCTCTCCCGTGCTCTTTGAGCACCTTACGGACAGTGGCGGGTGCCATTCCTAACTCCTCAGCAATATGAGTAATGTTTAGGCCCGCGTCGAACATTGCAAGTAATTCAGTATCGTCTAACTCTGCCATGTATAGTACCTCCTATAGTTTGATAATAATAATTATAATCTCTTTTTATGCAAGAACAAGGGGACAGTATGGGGATTTTGGGCCATGGTCTGTTTGATTTTTGCTAGATGGCTTTTTTAGACTCTTTACAGTTATAATGGAGTCATGGAAGACTCTGAAATGGTTAGTGTTGCTAACATGGTCGTATATAAATCCGAGTACATATGGGAACGGATGGATGATGAACCCTGGTTATGGTTCCAACGGTTCACAAATTACTTCCTTCCTTTAGGACCTGGACGAACGATGTTAGGTGCTTACACCGCAATGGTAAATGTGGAACAACCAGCCATAGCAGACGCTCGTAAAAAGAAGAAAGAAGCGGATCCCAAACATAGGACACCGAATGGCGTGTCTTTTTGGAGTAAGGCGGCTCTTGAGTGGCATTGGCGTGAACGTTCGAAAGCATTTGATAACTTTGCTTATAAGGGAGCTCAAGCACACGTAGAGTTAGCTCGTCTAACCCTGTTAGAGAGTTCTAACAAGGCAGCCGAAGCGCTTGTAGCTGCTTTAAGTAATGAACGTTTAAAAGTAGCTGCTGCAAAAGAAATCCTAGACCGGGCGGGTCTGCCAGGCACAACCAATATAAACTTGGGCGTGGCGGATAAATTTAGTGCCGACGAACTCAGAGCGGCAGAGGATGAGATAGCAGATTGGGAAACTTCGAGGCCCAAACCGAAACAGATATCAGAGTCGAATGGCTGAAATGCTCGAGATCTGTTTCCTACTTCGTCAATATGTATTGCAAGATTTACGACGCCACACTAGGTGATTGGATCCCCTTTATTCTGTGGCCTGAACAAGAAGTAGTGCTCCAAATGTTAGTGGATTACAATCTAAACGTAATCCTGAAAGCAAGACAGTTGGGGCAAACATGGTTAGTGTTATGCTTTATACTCTGGTGGATGCTCTACAAGCCAGTTTTTACAGCGTTAGTATTCTCGAGACGGGAAAACGAAGCGATCTATTTGCTGGGAAAGCAACGTCTACGAGGTATTTACAATCGATTACCCAAGTGGATGAAAGTAAAACAAGTCCTAGCAGATGCCTCTCACGAATGGGCGTTGAGTAATGGGTCAATCGCATACGGATTTCCAACTACAGCAGGCGACTCATACACCGCAAGCTTCGCATTCGTTGATGAAGCAGATTTGATTCCCGACTTGGCCGCGTTAATGAATGCGGTCAAGCCGACAATCGATGGTGGAGGTAGAATGTGCCTGTTAAGCCGTTCCGATAAGGCGACTCCGAATAGCCTGTTTAAGAATACTTACCGCGCAGCAGAGCGTGGTGAGAGTCCTTGGCATTCTATTTTCCTTCCATGGTGGGTTAGACCAGATCGAGATCAGACATGGTATGCAACGCAGAAAGAAGATATACTGACACGTACGGGGAGTACAGACGACCTAAAACAACAATATCCAGCAACTGCCGACGAAGCATTAGCACCTCCTGAACTTGATAGGCGGGTTCCTTTCAAGTGGATAATGCAATGCTACGCGCCAAGTCCCGAGCTTGAGAAACATCCCTTTAGTCTTCCATTCCTGCATCTGTATGTAATGCCCGATTTTCGGCACCAGTATGTGATAGGTGCTGATCCGGCAGAAGGAAACCCTGGTAGTGATCCGTCGGTAGCGAGTGTTGTCGACATAAACACTATGGAAGAGGTTTGTGTACTATCGGGTAAGGTTGAACCCAAGATCTTTGCTGGATACTTACATACGCTGTCGATGATATTCTTCGGAGCATCTATACTTCCTGAACGGAATAATCATGGACACGCTGTTATTTTATCCCTTACACAAGTTTACAATTATACTTCTAGGATTCTAATGGGTGAAGATAACCGATTAGGATGGCAGACTACTTCAAAGAGCAAGGATCTAATGTATTCTTTAGGTACTGATGTACTCCGAGACGGACGTGCGATCATTCATGATTCTTTAACAAAGACCCAGCTGTCTCTTATTGAAGGTTCCACGTTGAAAGCCCCTGAAGGTGAGTTGGATGATCAAGCTATAGCATTCATGTTAGCATTGACTGGAGCCGTCCGACAGCCTGTAGGCGCTTTTGCGGTTAATTATACGGAGCATAAATAATGCCTAATGTCTTAACGATGTCCTATGTGCAAGCGTTAGTAGACGCTGTCAAAGCTGACAACGCCATAGTAGCTCTGGCTCGCGCTTATCATAATGGTGAGCAAGATACTTATATGACGGATCGTGTAAGAGAGTTCTTAGACGTCCACAAAAATAAGAAGTTCTGTGTTAATATATGTCGTACGATCACTCTTGCGGTGAAAGACGAGCTGTCGGTATCAGGTTTCAACACGACAGAGAAAGCCGATAAAGAAGGATCGAAAACCCAAGCTGCTTGGGCCTGGAATTTATGGACAAAGAACCAGATGGATAACGTCCAGTCTGAAGTTCATGAATCTGCTCTGTCCGAACGTGAAACGTTTATCATGTTAGAATGGGACTACGATAAGGAACGGATAAAATTTACCCACAACTATCGTTTTACAGACCTAGATTCTGATCCTGCCGGTGATGGACAAGGCGTATGGATGATTTACGAGAATGATGATGTGAATCAGAAACCGATATGCGCTGTAAAAGAGTGGTCTATGTCTACCTATGACCAAGAGGGTCAACTTACTTTACGACGTAGGCGGAACATTTACTATCCGAACGAGATTCAGAAGTGGGTTTATGATACCCAGTGGGAACATTATACGGAACCTATTGATTTAGAATCTGAAGCCCCTCCCGAACCCTGGCCCATACCATGGGTAGGAAAAGATAATAAACCTTTAGGTATCCCTGTAATACATTTCCGTAACGTAGGTTTGATGCCCGAAGCTTGGGATGCTATACCCTTACAAGATGCTGCTAACAAGACCTTGATTGACATATTGGCATCTAATGACCTTACCGCTTTCAAGATGTTAGTGGCTATGGGATGGTATCCTACAACTGATGGGCAACCTCCCAAAGACGATGGTTCCAATCTTCTAAAGGTGGGTCCGGGGCAGTTTATAGGATCGGCTAATCCTAATGCAAAGGTTGATGTTATTGAAGGTAGCGACCCAGGTCCATTGATGGGTTCATTGCAAGACATAATCGTGGCTGCCGCTCAAATTACGAGTACTCCTACAGCCCGTTTTACTACAACTAAGTTGATTGCCGCTGCAGAGACATTGAAGATGCAAGACATGCAGTTAAAGAAGAAAGCAAAGGATCGCAGAGTACTGTTTGGCAACTCTTGGGAGCAGTGTTTAGTTGTTGCTAGACGTATGACCAACTTTTTCGGTTCAGAACCAGAGTTAGATGAAGAGATTGACTTCTCAACGATCTGGGCTGATAACGAAACTCTTGAAGACCTTCAGCAGAAGAAGGATATTGGAGTACCACAAGAGACTATTTGGAGTGAAGCAGGATACTCACAAGAACAGATCGCTCTAATGAAGAAGTCAGACGAGTATCAACTTCAGATTATGGGTAAGATATGGCCATGGATATCAAAAACACCCGAATCCGTGGACATCCTTAATTTGTTACTTACGGAGTTGGGCTTTACAGTACAGGTTACTAAACCAGAGCCTGAGCCTGAACCTGAACCGAAGGTAGATGAACAAGGTAATCCAATCAACGTTGATCCTTTGAACTTAAAGAAGGATCTTCCAACCGGTAAGACACCGGAGATTAGTGGCGAGAAGCCAAAAGGAACTTAACATGCCTACACCAGAAGAAATTGCCGCGCAAGAAGCCGCAGATGCCGCAGCTAATTTAGCTACCGCAGAAGCTGCCAAGAAGAAAGACCCACTCGATGCAATGAATGAGTATCTTGCTTCGTTACCTGAAGATGAACGGACTAAGCTAGAAGGTCTCACGGGTAACCTACGTTCCGCGCTTGTAAGTGAACGGGGATTGGGAAAGGACGCTAAAGCTGCTGCTGCTGAACTCGCAACCATCAAAGCTAAACAAGCTGCAGATGCTCTCAAGGAGAAATCTGAGATTGAGCAAGAGAAGATCAAAGTCCAAGCCGCTGTTGATGAAGCAGCTAAGCTAAAGACTCAACTAAACAATGAACGTATCAAAGGGGCTGTACTAGCAGCTGCTGCGAAGGCGAACTTTGCAGATCCTGAAGATGCGTATGCATTCGTAAACCGCGACGCGTTAGAGATTGACGACGACGGGAAAGTCAAAGGCGTGGAAGATGCAGTCAAAGTGGTTGCAAAAGCCAAGCCACATTTAATCCTCGCTCCGGACAACCCTAAATTTAATCTCAATAGTGGCGACAAGGGTAAAGTCCCTCCCCGAGCAAGTGTTGAAGAGATCAAGAAAAAGAAACGCGCTCAACAAGGTCGCTACACAGGAACGTAATCTATAAAGGAGATTTACCATGACACTTTTTGCACGTAGTACCCTCGCAAGCATGGACTTAAATCAGAAGCAGCAAGTAGTTTCTGGTTTACTCGCTGGCGAAGCGTTGGACGTCGTAGCTCCATGCTACATCAAGAGCTCAGACGGCCTTGTATACATGTCTGATGGAACAGCCGCAAATGAAGCCGCTGAAGTTATTGGCTTCACCCCCCGCGCCGTTCCAATAGGACAACCTGTCACACTGTTTGGGCCGTTCACTCGGTTCAAATATAGCGACAGCTTACTCACCCCAGGAGATATGCTTTACCTGGGTGCTACAGCCGGTCGTCTTGACACTGCCGCATCCACAGGTGACGCCTTTGGTTATGCCATTGCTCTAACCGCGACCGACATTATGATTGTTCGGACACGTCCCGTTCTCACGTCCGCTACTGTTGGTGCCGGTTCAATTGGCCCAACAGAGTTAGCAGCCAATGCAGTCGAGACCGCCAAGATCGCGGCTGTCGCTGTCACTCAGGCCAAGATTGAAGTTGGTGCAGCTGGTGCAGGCCTTTCCGGTCTGGTCGCCAAGTTTGTTGCAGCCAACAACGTCATCGGGGGCATTCCTGTAATCCATTGGATTCAAGTAGCCGCTGGTGCAAATGGTAACACCGATGTTACCTTAACGCACAAGACTAAGTTCTTGTATGCGATCGTGCTTCCTCAAACAAGTGTTGCATCCGCGACACTTCAGATCAAGAACGTAGCCAATGCGATCACAGATGCGATGATCGCTGCTGTTATTGATGTACCTGCAGTACCGGCACTCATCGACAGCACGTATGCAGACATTGCCGCCGGCACTGTCCTTCGAGTGACTGGAGCAGGTGGTGCTACTCAGCCAGATGCCATTGTCATTGTTATCGGGATACGGGTGGCCTAAATGACTCTTCAAACTGGTGCCCATGATATTAGTGATCTCTTAGCCGCCCGGTTCTCATCCGCGGTTGAGTACGGTTTGGACACGATCGAACAAGTCCTCCGTAATGATATTGCTGCGCATAACGAGATTGTGACCGAAATGGTCGGCGAGATGTGCGAAATGACCACCGATCGCCAACGTATCTATGGTACGTCTGCTGGCGGTGAAATGGTCGAAGTGGACGAGTATGGTCTCGCACCTACTCAGAAAGCTCGACCCGGTGCTACCGTAGGGTTCCCGCTCCGCTTGTTCCAATACAACCTGGGCTGGACCTACAAGTGGTTGCAGAATCACACACCTGCCGATATGGCAGTTATGGTACTTGCTGGTGAGGCAGCTCACTGGCGCAAGATACAGATGGAGCTCAAAAAGGCCATCTTCGTATCCGCAAACTACACGTTCTACGATCACCTGGTCGACAACGTGTCTCTTGCCATCAAGCGTCTAATCAACGCCGACTCTGCTCCAATCGCAAATGGTCCGAACGGTGAAACGTTCGACGGTGCGACACACTCCCACTATGATGGTGAGTCTTCTCTCTTAAACTCTTACGTCTTGGCTCTCATTGAAGACGTAATTGAGCATGGTCACGGCGGCGACATCAAAATCGCTATCAGCAAGACCGATGAAGCGGCTGTACGTCTCTTGACCGGGTTCCATGCTTATCCTGATCCACGCTTGATCTATCGCGTGACAGACACTCCAGGAACAACGCTTGATCTTAGCCGACTGGACAACCGAGCCATTGGTATCTTCGATGGCGGAGCTGAAATCCAAGTCAAACCTTGGAGCATCGCGAACTACATGTTCGCTTGGGATTCCATGGCCCCTGGTAAACCGGTAGCGTTCCGACAACGCTCCGCCACTGCCCTACAAGGCTTGCAAATAGCCGCCGAGAATGGCGACTATCCTCTGTTTTCGAAACAGATGGAAGCTGAGTTTGGGTTGGGTATTTGGACTCGTACCAACGGCGCATGCCTCTACTTTGCAAACGCCACGTACGCAGATCCCACCATTACAGGTTAACGGCCGCCTACGTTAGCCGTCTGATCCTCCTGACGGACGGTAGGAGTCTTCACCCCTTGATTCCTACCGTCCCAAGGGCTAGCCTAAAAAAGGAGAACTTAAAATGGCTGAAACTATTCCCGGCGGGTTCTATGAAGGACCTAAAGGCAAATACCACGACTGTGACGGAAAACCCGTCTCAAAAGATCGTCTCGCAGAGTTCTTGGCTGCGAAGAAAGGTGAGTCTGTAGGCCCTCAACCTGTAGTACTCGAGCCCCCGCCACTCCCAAAGGTCGAAGAATCGACTGGTGACCAAGGCCCTGTGCCTCCTATGCTCGATTCGGTAGCCGGGGATGGCTACCCTTTGAAGAACTCAGACGAGTGGAAAGCATTATCGCCAGCTGAAAAGTCGGCTATTACCAAAGCACGAAAAGCGGTTGAACCCAAATAAAACAAATGCAGCCTACATTGTTAGGCTGCAAAGCAATTATCGACCGCTTGGTCAATCATATTACAAAGGAGAAACCTTATGAAGGAAAAGATATACCCTGTAGACCTAGTGTCAGGGCAACTTATTCGTCGAAGCGATGGTGAAGAGAAAGTAGAACTTCACGGTCGTTTTGAAGTAGAGTGCGTTGATAAAGACGGCAACGTCAAATGGCGAGACACTATTGAGAATGTCGTTTGTACGTTAGGCAAGAATGTGGCACTTGATGCCTTTCTAGCGGGTGCTGCGTATACAGTCACCGGACCGTTCATGGGACTGATTAGTTCTGTGGGATGGTCAGCGGTTGCTGCTGCTGACACTATGGCATCGCATGCTGGTTGGACGGAAGCAGGTGGTTCTAATGCTCCGACATATACTGCTCCCCGAAAAACTGCCGCTTGGTCAGCAGCTGCCGCCGGAGCCAAAGCCTTGTCTGCCGTTCTGTCCTTTGTGTTCACTGGTGGCGGCACGGTCAAAGGCTGCTTCCTTGTCTACGGAACAGGTGCAGTAAATACCATTGACAGCACTGCCGGAGTTCTTTATTCAGCCGGAGTATTCACTGGTGGCGATAAAGTTGTTGTTTCAACCGATACTCTAAATGTGAGCTATACCGCGAGTCTATAATGGACTTTCGAGTCTACTACCATGACCAGCCGCCTTATGATGGTGTGCCTGAACTGGCACCTGTCTTTGGTGTGCTGGTCATTGTAGAGAAGGATGCAGATCATGGCAGGAGAATCGTGCAGAACGGTGATTATTACGGTTGGGTCGGGGATAGATGGATGCCGTTTGACTTTGCGGGATTACTTGACTACCTGCAAAGTCCGGGTTGGAAACGTGTACTTATCGGAAGATTGGTGTCAAACGATGACTTTCAACTTGCTTACAATCTCGCCAATTCTGACCCCGACTTCCCTATCAGGACAGCTTACGGAAGAGAGCGGAGTAAAGTGAGATAAATGGGCGCACCTACCTTTGTACAAGTAACTTTTAGAATCAGGAACGACGACGGTTCTGAGTCTGCTGCTACATGGAAAGAAGCGCAGGGCGATGATGGTTCTATCAACGTCGACACTAAGTTTCGTGTACGGTTTCTCATCGATGAAACAGCGGCAAAGACTTGGGCTGTTAATAACTGGAATCTTTACTATAACCACAATAGTGGAGGCTATGTAGCAGTTGGTGCAGCTACACCAATCCAATTCGCAACATCTACCTATTTCACTAACGGTGACGATACTCTCCAAAGATTGACTGGTGGCGCTGACCAATTCCTATCAGACAATAACGGTATGATAGATTCTACTGGGGGAGCCACAAATTCATCAGCAGTGAAGGGTGACTGGTTCGACCTTGAGTTCTGTTTACTTATAGACTCTGCACAAGTAGCCAACAACGACACTATCTTACTTCGGGTATACCTCGGCACGGCTGCTCTTAATGGATACACTGACGAACCCACCATCACCGTTATAGAAGCCGCTGCTATAGAAGCAGCTATAGTTGAAGCTGCCACAGCGGCAGACACTCCAACAGGTGTAGTGGTAAGGACTGCAAGTAGAACAGAAGATACTACGGCGACAGAGAGTCAGAATGCCGCAGGAAGCATCTACGGGATGGTTATTGCAGAACCTGCGACTGCTCTTGATGCATCTAACGGTCTACGAACTACAGCCAGCGCAATAACTGAAGCAGGGTCAGCGGCAGATGGTATTGCAAGTTCAACTGCTTATAACGTTGATATTATTGAAGCTACTGACGCGATAGAAGAACAAGTCGGTCCGACAGAGAAAAATGCGGTTATTACAGAAGCTGGCAATGCGACAGATACGCTAAACAGTTCAGGCAATATCTTTGGGACAGCTATCACAGAAGCAGTAAGTTCTAGTGATGTTCAAGACGGATTACGAATATCAGCATCTGCCATTACAGAAACCGTATCAGCGGTAGACGAGCAAGACGGATTACGGATTACTGATTCTTCACTCACTGAAACGGTTTCAGCTATTAGTGTTCAAAATGGTGAGATCGAGGCAGGTGTATTTGAGGCTGCAATTGCCGAAGCAGCAACAGCACTCGATGCTCAAGATGCCCTAATCATCCGTATTGCGGCGATTACTGAATCGGGTACTGCAATTACATCACAAGATGCTTTGATTGTAGGAGTAGCTTCCCGACTTGAGGCAGCTACCGTTTCGGATGCATTGACAGTTACTCAGAATACTTCCGTAGCCATTGTAGAGGCTGCATCCGCTCTAGACACTCAAGGTGCTCCTGGGAGTGATTATAACGTAACCAGGGTCGAAACTGCGACTGCCGTAGATGTATCTGATAGTGAGATTGCTGGAGGCCCTCTCGCAGCAGGTATT